AATAATCACATCACCTTCCGACCACACGCACCATTCTGGCGACCTGACATCGGATGGCCAACCGACCCAGATGTGTTGGTTGTTGGCGGCACTTCGGCACATATTGCGATGCACCTTGCCTGCTACATGGGTGCATCACAAATCAATTTGATCGGCGTTGACAACGGGTCGATAGGTGGGATAAGTAACTTCGGCAAGTACGGCGACAGCAAAGCAATCAACCCTGAAGGCTGGAGTCAATGGTTCCCGGTCGTCGTCAACAAGTTGCGCGAGTTGTATGGAGTAAGATTCTTCAGACTTCAGCCATCACTTGAGTTGTTGGTTGTTGAGTAGGATAGGAATCTATGGCAATCACCAATGGCTATGCCACACGCAATCAGATCAAGGCTGCTCTTCGTATCGGCACCGCCGACACACAAGACGACGATCTAATTGACAACTGTGCCGGTGCAGCCAGTCGACTAATTGACGGCTATGCGAACCGACAGTTCTGGGCTTACAGTTCGGCGACGACACGAGTGTTCACCGCAGGTGATTCTTTCGTATGCGAAATAGATGACATCGCAGGCACAGCATTAACACTTCAAAGTCAAACAAACGCAGACGGCAACTTCGATGTCACTTGGTCGCCATCCGATTATCAACTAGAACCAGTGAACGGAATCTTGGACGGATTGACTGTTCCGTACACACGGATCCGCGCAGTCGGCGATTACCTGTTCCCAACATTGAACACAAACTTCGGTCAAGAAGCATTGGTCAGACTGACCGCCATCTACGGTTGGCCATCTGTACCTGAACCGATCACGCAAGCGGTGATCATTCAGGCATCGAGAATCTTTAAGCGTTACGATTCACCGCTCGGCGTTGCCGGCTTCGGAGATTTGGGTGCGATACGAGTGACACGCGCACTCGACCCAGACGTCGCACAACTTGTCGAGCCATATCGCCGAATGCGGATGTTTGCATGAGCGCAACAGTCACCGAACTAAAGAACGGCATCAAGACTCGGCTTGAAACAATCACAAACCTTCGCGCCTACGCACAACAACCCGACCAAGTAAACCCATCGGTCGGCGGTATCGCATGGCCGACCTTGGAGTCGATCACCTATCACGGTGCAATGCGAGCAGGCTTGGTCACACATGTCTTCACGGTCAGTGTGATTGTGGGTCGTGCAGCCGAACGCACAGCACAAAACCTTATGGACACTTACCTGTCTTATGACGGTGGGATTCGTGCCGCCATCGAAGCCGACACAACCCTCGGCGGATACGCCAAAACATTGATCGTCGAAGAAGCATCCAACATCACAACCGTTGACGCGAACGACACAACCTATCTGACAGTCGATTTCCGTGTCGTGGTGTACGCTTAACCTATGGCGAAATATCAGGTGGTCGAAGGCTTCACGGTTCTAGACAAACAATATCCAGCCACTATTGATGGCAACGAAGTTGACCATCTAGACTCTCTACTGGCATCGGGTCGCATTGTTCTGGTGGCAGAAAAATCAACTTCTATCGCCGACAAGGCAGGAGATAAATAATCATGGCAAAGTTAGTTCTCACAAACTCAGTAGTCACACTCAACGGCACAGATATTTCCAGTGACGTGGCAGCAATTACGCTAAGCACTACAGCAGCAGAGGTACCAACAACAAACTTCGGCAGTGGTGGTGCAGTAACCCGCGTCGCAGGCTTGATCGACAACTCGGTGACACTTTCACTTCACAACGAATACTCATCAGTTGAAGGCTTGATCTATCCGCTTGTTGGCTCGACAGCCGTGACCATGGTTATCAAACCAGCCGGCACAGCCGCAGCAGGCACAGCTTCACCTCACTACACCTTCTCGGTTCTCGTAACCGAATGGTCGCCAGTGAACGGTGCTGTCGGTGAATTGAACACAGCCGATGTAACGTGGCCAATCAGCGGAACAATCACAAAAGCAACTGCATAATTCTTAACAAAACAATCAGGAGGTAAGAATGAAAATCAACCTAGAAGTCACGACGCTAGACAACGTCACCACAAAAGTGACCGCACAGTTCGCCGACTTCATCGCATTCGAAAGAGAGCAGAATCGTTCTGTTGCAAACTTTCAAACAGAACTGAAGTTGACCGATCTTGCTTGGTTGGCTTGGCATGCCGAGAAACGCACTAAAAAAACCGCATTGAACTTTGATCAATGGACTGAGACAGTTGACAGTGTGGAGGTTGGTGCCGAATCTTCGGCGATCAACCCTTTGGAGAAAACTCAGCCCACTGGCTGATCGCATATCTCGCCTGCGAGACTTCGATTGCGCCAAGTCTCCTTCTACAAGAATCACCTAGAATGCTGTACACGATGCTCGGCTATCTGCGCTGGAAGAGCATCAAATCTAACCCACCACAAAGGATCAAGTGATGGCATTCTCAGCATTCCCGAATGTTCCAGGTGATACAGGTGGAACTCTCGGTCGTGCCGGCACCGCAGCAATCGCAAACAATACAGTCATCGTCAAAGACCTATTTGAGACTCTCAACAAGTTTCAAAAAGCAAGCAAAGCATTCAATGGTGAAATGCGCAAAGTTGCTTACCAAATTGCAAGAGATCTAGAAGGTCAAGTTCGCATAGAAGCAGGCACAGTCAGTCGAGCAAGTCAAGCAATACAAGTCGCTAGAGGATTACGCGCAAAGAATGATCGCATCCCAACCATCGGACTTCGAAGTAAAGAACCGTTTATTTCAAAATCTCGTCCAAATAGTAAACGCAGAATCAAGGTAACTCGTGGTGATGTGTTCTTCGGTGCCGAGTTCGGTGGTGGTGCTAGACGGACGACCCTTCAATTCCTTCGCCATCGCGGTCAATCGGGCTACTTCTTCTGGCCGACCGTTCGTAAACGCAAGAACGAAATCGCCAAAGAATACCTAGAAGGTATAGATAAAGTCGTCAAACAACTAGGTATTTGATACTTGCATTCGGCTCAGGATTCGCTATCCTGAACCTAGGAGGTTCTGCACAATGTTTGAAGTCGTCGGTTTCCCGTCCGTCAAATCCGTCTACCCAAAGACCATTGCTACATCTTGGATGGACTTCGCAGCGATGCTCGGCAACCATCAAGAACATAAACAGAAGTTTGACGGAAGACTATATGCGCCAGTCACATACCGTGAACACACCACCCGTGGCAATCGCAACGTGTCACATGTCTGGGCGTTAGTTGCCGACCTTGACGGCGAAGCATTCGAGAATGCTGACCTCGGATCGTATATACATTTCGCTTACACAACCTGGTCACATCGTGACAACGATCCTCACTGGCATGTTGTTGTCCCGTTCGAGCAGGCTGTGCCAGTACAGAATTGGGAAGAAGTGTGGTATGAAACACATGAGCGTCTTCGTCTCAAAGGCGATCCAGCAACGAAGGACCCAGCTCGTATCTTCTATCTGCCACAACACGAGGCTGGTCAGCCATTCCGTACTCATCATTCAGGTTGGCGGTTTCTTGACCCGACCATCACAGATATCGCTGCGCCGACTCGCACGTTCTCAACACCGAGCATTCGCTCGACTCGTCAACCGCGTCGCGGTAATCCAATGCGATGTGTTCTTGACCCGAAGTGGTGGGATGCACCAGTCGATTTGTCACAGTATGACGGCATGACACAAGAAGAGATACATAGAGACATGCAACGTGAGTGGGCTGAGCTGCGTAAACGGATGGCTGCTAACTGAGTAGAATTGCTTCACCATGGCAGGTGAACGCACATTCCTCGTACGAATCTTAGGCAACGCCGACAGTGCCATCACGGCGTTCAAGAAACTCGGCAAAGAAGGTTCAGACGCGCTTGGACAAGTCTTTGATGTCGCCAAGAAAGGTGCATTAATTGCGACGGCTGCGGCAGGTGCTATCGCAGGTGCAGCATTCAGCGCAGTAAAGGCAGCCACAGAAGATCAAGAAAGTCAAAAGAAACTTGCCGACCAATTACGTCGAACGATGGAAGCCACCGATGAACAGATCGCATCCGTCGAAAAATATATATCCAAACAACAAATGCTTGTCGGTGTGGCCGACGATCAGCTTCGTCCAGCCCTAGCGAACCTCGCGAGAGCGACAGGTGACATCACTTTCGCTCAAACAAACCTCGGACTTGCACTCGACATAAGTGCTGCAACAGGGCAGGACTTGGAAGCAGTTTCTCTTGCCTTAGGTAAAGCCTTCGGAGGCAATGTTGGTGCGCTCACCAAATTAGGTATTCCGCTCGATGAGAATGTCAAGAAGTCAAAAGACTTAAGTTCAATAGTTGAAACTCTTAACACTCAATTTGGTGGTGCGGCGGCTGCCGCGGCAGATACTTTCGCTGGTCGTCTTGACATATTGAAGTTGTCAATCGGTGAAGCGTGGGAAGGTATCGGATATGCGTTGCTTCCTATCGCCGAAAAACTTGTTGCGTTTATTCAAAAGCATGTGGTGCCTGTCATCCAGGCATTCGCTGATGAACTTTCTGGTGGTGGCAGTCTTCGAGATGCGTTACTTGCCGCAACGGCTGAAGCTGGTGAGTTCGGACTAAGGGTTGTTGACATGGTTCAAGCCGTAGTTGAATCAGTCGGCCAGATAGCCAATGTCTTCATCGATCTAGTAAAGCCAATCATCTTCGCAGGTGGTGCAATCGTCTCAATGATCGCCTTCGTCCGAGGTGGCAAAGACGCATTCGACAATGTCGGTCTTGCAGTCAACAATTTTATCGCTGGTCTTGACGGTTTAAAAACCAATACCGCTGTGACTGGTGCAGCGTTTGACCGATTCCGAACCGATGTTCTTGGTGTCGCAGCCGCAGCAACAGTCACTCAGCAACAATTACGAGACTTAGACCAGGTGCAACGCGGTATCGCCGCTGGAGGTCCAGTTCAAAAGTTCATCGGCCCAATGATCGCAGGCTATGGTTCGCTTGCAGGTAAAACCAAGACGGCGAAAGAGATCCAAGACGAATACAACAAAACTTTGGCAGGACTTCAAAGTTCTGCCGGCGGTGCAAGCAAGACGATTGAGACAGCGAAACAAAAGTTTGAGAAATATACAGATGCGTTGAAGTCCTCGACATCTGCACAAAAGGCGTTCAACAATGCGCAAAAGGCTTCCGATAAAACTGCTCAAAGTTTGCGTGACGCCACGAATGATGTGAGGGCCAAGCAGAAAGCGTTGAATGACGCGGTCAATGGATACGGCGCGGATTCAGATCAGGCAAAAGCGGCTCAACGTGAGCTATCCAAGGCTCAACGCAATGTCGCTGAGGCTGGGTTCCGTATCGAGGAATCGGTATTTGCTGTTCGCGATGCTGAAAAGAAACTTGCTGATTTGCGTAAGGATCCAGAAGCGAACGCACAAGATATCCGTCAAGCCGAGATTGATCTTGAGCAAGCAAAATTGGCTGTCGCTGATGCAACCGATTCTCAGTTTGATGCCACAGAGAAACTAAAAGAAGCTCAACTTCTATTGAATGAGGCTGTTGATGGTGCGGCAGTAGGTTCTGAAACCTATAAGAAGTTCTTGATTGAACTTAATGATGCAAAGAAAAAAGAGATAGAAGCATCAGAACGAAACACTGAAGCCATTGAACGTGAAGAAGAGGCGTATAACAATCTTCGAGAAGCGATTGAGAAGGTTGCCGAAGCAGCAAAAAACACTGGTCGAACTGGTCTATCTATCCCAACTCTGCCGTCTGTGCCGACTCCGATGACGACCACGACCGCTACGCCGACTGGTAGCAACGGGAACCAGTACATCATCAATACTGGTAT